GTTCTTCACTACTCATATTTTGATATTTTTCGCTGTCCATAAAATCGGATTGTTCCTTATTTAGTTTTGTTTGGAGTCCTCTTCTATTTACAACAAAATCGTTCGGTGCTTTAAATCCATCTTCGCTATCTTCGCCTGTTTGTAATGCTAATGCTTTTAAATAAGCATATTTAGTAGCATAAGACATAGCGTTACCGGTAGCGTACTTGTCTATCTTGGCAAATGCACTAGCACCTTCTATTTCAATTTTTTCTCTTGGGTTTTCACAATTAATTATTGTTAAATTACATTCTAAATAAAAATAATTTTCAATCGTTCTTTGATTAACATATTTAGGTATTGCAATTAACTTTTGTTTAATTAATGCTTCCCTACAAACTTTATTTACTTCGTCATGTAATATAGGGTTAAATGGCATACCATTTCTTTTTTCCCCTTTTGCAACTTTACCAACACTTTCCCAAACACTTAACAATTTAGTATAAATGTTTTTAGAATTGTTGTTAGTGTTTTTTGTCAACGATTTCTTTTCCATATAGATTTACTACCTTTCTTACTATTTCTATTAATTTTTCTTCATTAACTTTAACAAGATTAGCCATAAGTCTTAACTTTTCTTGGTAACTTGACACTTTTTTATTTTCAATAAGTTTATTACGAACTTCTTCTTCAACTTGTAAATCTTTTTCTTTTAATAAATGTTCCAAAGATTCTATTTTTTTGGTTTTATCATCAATTATTTTTTCAAGTTTTGTTATTTGTTCTTGTTGTTCACTTATCTCCATAAACCTCATTAACAGTTAGTTTTTTTGTTTTCATGTCTTGAACGGCTTGGCCTACAATTCCACCCATTTCCATACTTACTGAGGGAGGTATTGCTTTCCTTTCTTTTGCAGATAGCTTAACGTAATTCCATAACCATTTACATAAAGGATTATTGAATTGAGATGGACTTGTGTGATCCAAGCCGATGGCTTTCCAAAAAGATTTAATTTTAATAAATTTTGATTCGGCCATGCACATTTTGTATATTATTTTGTATAAAAAATCTATAACTTTTATACAATTAATGTTATAAACTAATAAATAACCGAATCATGAAGTTAAAACAAATAACTTACAAAAGACGTAAAATTAAGGTTTTATGGCAAGAGTGTAAGGATTGTTTGGCCGTTTATGAACCAAGCGAATCAACCCTTACGATAAACCCAAATTTAAAAGGTTTAATGCTTGCAAGAATAATATATCATGAGCTTTGGCATATAATTTGTGATTTAAATAAAATTGACATTAATAAAATAGGGGAAGAAAAAACGGCTTTGTTATCAGAAGAATATGCAATAATAAAAAAAGGCAACCCAAAGCTAAACAAACTTATACAAAGGAGTTTAAAATGATTCCTTTCCCAAAAAAAAAATATAAAGTTATTTATGCTGATCCTGCATGGTCATTTAAAACATTTTCTAAAAAAGGTGAAAAACGTAGTGCATCAAAACATTATTCTTGTATGGGAGTGGACGATATATCTAATCTTCCAATTTCTAGCATTGCTGATAACGATTGTATTCTTTTTATGTGGGTTACAGACCCTTTTTTGGAAAAAGGATTTGAAGTTATCAAGCGATGGGGATTCGAATACAAAACCGTTGCCTTTACATGGGCAAAAGGAAAAAAAAACCAATATTTAGATTATGATTTTTTTAAAGGCATGGGTTATTGGACTAGGGCAAACCCTGAAATGTGTTTATTAGCTACAAAAGGCAAACCAAAAAGAAAATCAAAAAATGTTGAACAATTTATTTTATCGGCTAGAAGAAAACATAGCCAAAAACCTGATGAAGTAAGAACAAGAATAGTTAAGTTATGTGGCGATGTATCAAGGATTGAATTATTTGCTAGACAAAAGTTTGACGGTTGGGATTGTTGGGGTGATGAAGTATGATATTTGATATAAAGCTAGAACCTTACGAAGTGCAAATGGCTTATGATGTTGCCGGTAGAAGATTTATAGAGAATCAAAAAATGGGTCGTAGTTTTGGTCATGGTTATCAAGGAACAATAGAAAAAACTTTAGCTTTAGGTATTAGCGGTGCTTGTTGCGAAGTTGCTTATGCTAAATGGAAAAATGTATTTTGGAACGGTAGTTATAGCGATACATACAATACTTACAATAAACCTGATATAGGCAAAGACATAGAAATACGTTCACAATTTAAGAAGCCAAATAATTTTTTAATTATAAGGCCTAGTGATAAAAAATGTAAATTTGTTTTAGTTATTGACGAAAACCCAAACTTTAAAATAATGGGTTGGTATCCTAACTTTACGAAGCCGGAAGATAAATATTTGACTAATTTTGGTATTTCTTCAAGGCCTTATTGCTTTGCTATTCCAATAAAAGACCTATATAATGCTGCGGATTTATAATTAGTTGTTTGCCAAATAATAACTAAAAGCAACAAGTTCAATTAAAATTAAAATTTCCATATTTTAGACGTAAAAGTTTTCTTCCTATTGCAACATTTTTAGCGGTTTCTACAATATTTTCTATCATAGACGGATTTTTAATAAATAAATCATAAGTAACTTTTTGTTTTACTTCTTTAGGAAGTTTTTTATATCTTATGATAAATGTATTAATAGCTAATTTTTTATAGACTGGCATTTTTATAATCTATAATTTTAGCGTTTTTAACAAAGTCCTTATTTTTTAAATCTTTGCTAAATTTATTCCTTTTTTGCCAACGCTTTTTTAACATTTTAGCCGTTATCTTAAACATACTATAAGGTTGCGGTCTTAATGTTATAAGATTATTTCTTTTTATCATCTTTTTTCCCTTTCCCTTTATTTATACTTTCCCAATTTTTTCTAAATAACTTTAACATAGCTATATAGGCATTAGGAGTATAATTTTTTTTACTTTGCTTTTCCTTGTTCATTTGACTTAAAGATTTATGTTTCATATTAAATTTAAATAGTTTAGCCCATATATTAATAGCAATGTATAAAATGTTATAATTAAGGTTGTTTGCATTCTTTTAAATATTTATTAGCGTCTTTTTCATTAACAAAAAACTTTTGCACAAAACTAAAATCAGATTGATTTAAAACTTTTATAAGTTTTTTTAATTTTACTTTTTTAGGTTTCTTTGTTCCTTTTACAATATAAATATAAATATCAGCTTTCATTGTCATAATTTTTTAAATACTAAAATGTTTTGATGAATTTTAACTATCTTTCTATTTTTCATTGCAGTACCGGCTCTAACGCTAGCCGAACCTATGGCGTTAAGTAATATAATTTCATTGTAATATTGCATACCGGCCTTTTTAAATGCGTTAATTGTATCCGGAACAAAACCGTAGTAATGGCCTTTCTTATCCCTAAATTCGCCTACAACAAAGCAAGCTAGTTGGCCTTTATTAAGTAAGTTACATGATTTATTAATTATTGATTCGTATATCTTTAAAAATTGCGGATATTCCATATTTGAAATATCTTCTTTTAAATCGCTATATATTTCTAAATTACCGTAGGGCGGACAACTAAAAATAAAATCGTAACCTTTTAATTGATTAGCACCTATACCATGTTTTAATTTATCTAAAACTTGATTCGAATCGCCTTGTATCCAATTAGGTTTATTGCCTTTTTCAAAAATTTTATTAGCTTGTTCTATATTGCTTTGAACTTGTTCTTTTCTTAATTCAATACCGGTATAATCATGGCCTAATTGCGTTGCTACAATACCCCTTACCGAACCGCCGGCAAATGGGTCTAGTATTCTTGAATTTTCATGTGGGCAAAACCAAGTATAAGCTAATTCACATACAACCGGATCAAATATGCTATGTTCGCCAACGTCTAAAATTCTTTGCGTTGATTCGGCAACCGGTTTAGAACTTCTTTCAGCTTGCCTATGTCGTCCGGCAAAGTGAGCTCCGTCAACTTTTCGCCCTAGTTCGCTTTCTATGCCTAACGCTTTCCACTTTTGCCTACGTCTTTGCCAAGTTCCTTGCTTGGTATCCATAACGCTAAAAGGGGGTTCTATATATTTATCCCTTAATTCGTATTTTTTTGTTATTTCATTGCCAAACAAATCAACTTGATTCGGCTTATCTTCTTCCAACATATATAGTTTTATTTCTACCTTGTTGCATCATTCTACTTGTAATAACGCAAGCATAATTAGTACCGCTAACGGCGTAGATTAAAATTTTACTATTAGCATTATTTAACAATATTCTTTTTGCTAGTTTTAATGCGTCTTTGTAAGTTTTGCATTCATGCCTAACTTTACGGCCTTTAGGTTTCCAATCTATACATGTAAAAAATGTTGACTTGTCAAAAGCCGACAATTCTCTAGGATTGTACTTGCGTTTGCTATTATTTATATACATAGTGATTCCCTTTCTTTATACGTTTATTATACATTATATAGCGTCTTTTGCTAGCCATAAATTAATAGCTTTAAGCATTGGCAACCTCCAAACCAAGCTCAATTCTAGCCCTTTTTAATAATGGAAAATGTAAGTTAAAAAAGGCAAAGAAATTTTGATGCCAATAATCACTCATACTATCCCCATTATCAAAGTTATATTGATTCATTATTGATTCAACTTCTTTGTGAAAAGTATCTGTATATCTTGGGTCTTTTTGATTTACACCTTCCCAAATATAAAAATATTTTTTAATATCATCACAATTAACTAAAGCTACATCAATTTTATTGTGTGTTGACTTTACAGAAAATTTGCAACCCTTGAACTTTTTAAGGTCTTTTCTTACTAGCTTGGCTATTTCCTTAACTTTAAGGTCTTTAACTTCTGCATATTTTTTTCCTACTGTATGTGCTGTTATCATGTTTCCCTCTTTTGTTTTAGTTATCATATACAAAAGTTATACAAGATTGCGTTAGATAGTTAAAGGATAAAAAAAAATAATTGTTAATAATTCTTACTGTTGCATAAATACAACAGCCATATGTTGTGCTACCATACCCATATTTAGACATTGCTTAAAATTGGGCAGGGTATATAAAAGCGACGATGGAAAGAAAATTACGAAAAGGGTTTTGCAAGATTCCTAACTTTATTGCTTGGTCAGATTTGTCCGGCAGTGCCTTAAAGCTATATGTTTTCCTTGCTAGTCTATCCCCCAAGTTTAGAACGATTCGAAACGTAAAATTACGGCGTTTGGGTATGTCCATTAATACCTTGCAAAGGGCTAAAAAGGAATTGATTAAAAGGAAAGTATTGGTTGTTATTGAAAGAGATGGTGGGGCAAATACTTATCAACTACAAACCCCAAACCCTACGCACTTTTTGGGTATAGACCCTACCCAATTATTGACACAAAACCCTACCCAATTATTGGGTAACAGTATAAGACCATCTGATAATACTATTAATAATAAGAAGCGAAAGATAAGAAACGGTAATAAGTTAAGAAATAAGTTTGATAGCTTTAAGAAACTATAATCCGGCCTATACTATTGCTAGACATTTATGAGATATTTTAAGGAAAAACCATTACCACATAAAAACCGTAATAATTTAAGTAAATCGGATAAGTTGCAAATAATTAACGATTTGTGGGAAGATTACAACAATGGGTTGCTGGATAATGAA